CTAGGATATGAGCGCATCGAAAAGCGGATTGGCTTTCAATTGCTCGGCCAGCGCCTTGCGTTCGTCGTGATTCATGCCGCCAATAACAGAACCGCCACGAGGTCGCGTTTCCGCCGTCTCGCGCGCTTTTCCGCCTCTATTTGTGCCATTTGCGCTGCAATCGCCGCTGCAAGCGCGGTGAAGTCGGGCCGATCCTCCGCAAGTTGCCGCGCGAAGGCCGAAACCATGTCAATCCGGGGCGCAAACTCCGGCATTTCGACAAGCGCCGCGTCCGCCGCCTCAACCAGACGGCGGCTTGCTCTTTTTCTTGCCGACCGGCCCTCTTTCGTCGCCGCTTCGACGCGATCGAGGTAGCTTTCCAGCCATTCATCGGCCTTGCGTCGCCAGAAGTCATCGCGCGCCCCGCTGGATCGGAACGCATCGTCGCCGCGCGCCCTCTGCCGCTGTGCCACCGCCAGGTCAGGAAGCGTTACCGTGTATTCGAGCGCGTCCAGATCGACCGTTACGCTGGTCGCAACCGACACTTCATTGAGCGTTTCGGTGTAGCCTAGGCTATCCAGGGCAACCGGGGTATCAACAGCCACGCCGAGGGCGTTAAGCGTCTCCGTGTAGCCCAGGCTATCCAGCGCAACGGGCACATCGACCGCAACGCCAATATCATTCAGCGTTTCGGCGTAACTCAGAGAGTCCAGATCGACCGGGGTATCTGTCGTGGTCGCAACACCGACGTTTTCCAGCGTCACCGAGTAGGAAAGCGCGTCGAGAGATACCGGGGTATCTACCGCAACCGTTAAGTCGTTCAGCGTCTCCGAATAGGACAGCTCCCCGAGGGGAACCGGCATGTCAACCGCGACCGTGAGCGCGTTCAGCGTCTCGGTGTAGGATAGTGAATCCGGCGTTACCGTGGTGCCGCTGACAACCTCGAACCGGATGACGACGATGCCCGAGCCACCAGCCCCGCCTGACGAGCCGTTCGCGCCGCCGCCACCGCCGCCGCCCGTGTTTGCCGTCGCGGCCGTGCCGGCCCCGGAACCGCCGCCGCCCGCGCCGCCGCCATCGGATGCCGATCCGCCCGTCGTCCGCGATCCGCCGCCACCGCCGCCCGCGTAGCTTTCCGTCGAGCCGGTGCGGAACGTGGTGTCCAGACCGGCGCCACCAGCCCCGCCCTGCCCGGACGCGCCGTTCGCGCCGACTGCCGATTGACCGCCGCCGCCGCCACCCGCGCGTTGTGCGGCCGTTGCGCCAGCAAAGCCGGTGCCGCCGTTGTTCCCCTGTCCTGACGTCCCGGTGCCGCCAGTCGTCGTGATGTTGCTGCCGCCACCGCCGGAGCCGCCATTCGCGGCCTGCGAGCCGCCGCCAGTGGCGCGGGCAACCTCGGCGCCGCCGTTGAGGGCGTAGACGGAATCGGAACCTGCATTCTGGCTCGCGCCGCCAGCGCCGACGGTGATGTCATAGGTCGCCGCCGATGCCGTATGCGACGATTGCAGGACGCCGCCCGCTCCACCGCCACCACCGCCACCGAACGCCTGGACGCCGCCGCCGCCGCCACCCGCGATAACGAGATATTCGACAGTCCCGCCGGTAGAGAACGTGATCGAGCCGGAAGCGAGGAAGGTGTAGACCTCCCACGTCTTGCCCGCATCACTGACTGACCCGCTATAACCGGGGCTGCCAGTGGTTCCCGAAACGGCGACCATCGGTCAGGCTCAGGCTACAGTGAACAGGCCGTTGGCGTGGAGCGTGATCGTCGCGGTTTGCGTGTCGGCGAGCGTGATGCCCGAGCCGTGGTCCCACACGCCCACGAGCGGGTCAGCCGGGGAAGTCGGCGTGTCGTCGTAGACGTAGATATACCGGAAGGTCGCCAGCGCGCCGCCCGAGGCCGTGATGATGAAATCCCCGGCATCAAACTTGGTCGTGCCGCCGCTCTCGGCAAAGGTCACGCTCTCCAGCGTCCGATCAACCGTGAGGTTGTCGGAATAGTTGGTGTAGCTGATCTGCGTCACGTTGGCGAGAACGCCGTTGCCCGTCGCCGTGGGGTTGCTCGACTCCGACGCGGGCGCGGTGTTGCTCAGTGCCACCTTGAACGTGTCAGACGATGCGTTGACGACTGTGCCGAGGTTCTCGATCCAATCGGCAATCTTGGTTCCCGTTGCCATTTCCTACCTCACTGCAATCCGATGACTTCGCCGGCCGCATCCCGAACGACATTCATCTGCCGCTCGTCGTCGCCGACCCCGATGATTTCGCCCGCCTCGTCGCGGATGATGCGCTTCGGGCGGTTCGCCCGCTCCACTTGCGACCCGACAGCCAACAGCATTGCCTGTGCCTGCCGCAGCATGTCCCGCAGGGCCTCCGCATCGGGATTGATCGGCTCGCCGTCCTCGCCCTGCGAAAGCCCGAGCTTGGTCAATTCCAGCCGCTGTTGCAGCAGGAACTTCTCGCGCTCCCACGCGAGCTGGCGATCCTGCTTTGCCGCATCCGCCTGCATCCGCTCGGCCTCGGCGCGGGTGTTAGCCTCGATCTCGGCCCGCTTTATCACAAGGTCAGCCTGCATCTGCGCCTGTTCCTTGTCGCGGTTCGCCTGCATCTTGGCCTGTTCAAGCTGCATTTGCGCTTGCAACTTCATTTGCTCCGGGTCCGGCCGGTTCCGCGCCGCCTCCAGCTTCGCCTGCACTTCCTGCGGGTCGGGTTCGGTGAAATACATGCGCGGGGTCCGAAGCCCGGCGCTCTCCACCATCTTCGAAAGCGAGTTCCACAGGTTTTCCGGCTTCACATACGGGTTATCAGGCCCGAACGCCGCAAGCAGCTTCTCCTGCGCGCCCATGATAACCTGCATCATCATCATGTCCCGCTCGCGCGTCCCGGCGCCAAGGCCGGTATTCACTTCGCAATCCATGTCCGCGTTCCACTGGCGCGGATCGAACGTCACCCACTCGTCGCGGAGCCTGACAGTGCGAGGCACGTCCTGATGCTGCACGACAAGCCGCAGGATGCCGCGGAAGAAGTCCCGCAGCCCGTCCGCGATGGTCCGCACCATCATTTCCGTCTGTCCGATGCCGGCCTGCTCAATGAGCGCGGTGGCTTTTGCCGTCATGTTCTGGAGCGCGTCAGGCGCCAGACCCGATGACGCCTCCGAAACGCCAGTGCGATCCGTTGCCTGCCCGTCGAGATATTCCAGCATTCCGAAGCTGTCGCGGGCCACGAATGGCACCATGTTGAAACCGAGTGCGCTGCGAACGTCGAAACCCTGCTTCACGCGGATCGGCATTCCGAACTCGGGGCTGTAAACCGCATCCGGGTTCACCACCACGCCGTCTTGCATCAATGGCTGCGGGTTGTTCTGCCAGTAGAGGTTATCGAGCGTCTGCCGAAGTAAGACGCTTTCCGCCTGTTGCACGTCGGCTAGATCGTCAAAGAGGCTGATCCCCTCCCACTGGTGCGGCTGCGCCATCACCTTCAGGTCGCAAAATTGAACCTCGTCGCATTCCTCGTCCACAAGCAGGTTCTTTGCCTGCAGCCCGCCCGCGAAGCACATGTGCCGCAACTCGGCAATGCCGTCTCCGTCCATGTCAACGCGGATATACAGGTCATAATAATCAATCGGCTCGTTCGGCTTGTGCGCCTCCTGGGCGTCAGACACGAAATCGCGCCGTGTGGACTCCTCGTCCTCGTCCTCTTCCGCGATGGATAGCCGCGCCACCATGTCGGCGTCATAGCCCATCGCCACAAGGTCACTGCGCCGCAACTCCAGCCGCTCGCCGGTCAGGAGGCTATCCTGTAGCGTCACCGCGTCGGGGTGGATCAGGAACCGCTCCCTCGGAACAGCGGCCGTGCGAATGCGCCTATCCATGTAGACGCGGCGAATCTTCACGTCATGCAGCGCGACGGGCTGGCCCTCGACCACCTCCAGGTTCTCGGAATGTTCCAGAACCTCCACATCGTCGTCACCCACGAGAAGCGCCAACGCATCCTCTGTAAGCCCCGTGTGGCGGCTGATCTTGACCGCCTGCTTTTCCTCGAACCACCACTTGAGGATGCCGTTGCGCAAAAGCAGCGCGTCATGCACAGCGTCATAGATCGCCTTCCGGGCGTCGCACTCGGCCATCACGATTTCGTTGACGTAATCGGTAGCCTGTGCCGCCGCTTCCTCGTCGCCCTCGCCCTTCGGCTGATACTCGACCACCGAAGCACCGCCAAGGATGGTCCGCACCACCGAAGGCAGCACCTTCTTGACGTGATCCCGCACCACGCGGACAACCA